CGGCGGCTTCGGGCTTCAGTCCAGCGAGGCCCAGCGCGTCGCGGACGTGATGACTTCGGCTCTGAACCGCAGCCGACTGACCGTCCAGCAGGCAGGTCTCGCTGTGTCGTATCTCGGTGCGACGGCACACGACGTCGGCATCTCGCTCAACGACGTTCTGGCCTCGGTTGGCGCGCTCTCGCAGGCGGGTGTTCGTAGCGGCTCCACAGCTGGTACCGGCCTGCGCACCTTCCTGACCGATCTCCTCGATCCGTCGGAGAAACTGAAGAAGCAGCTCTCGGACCTCGGACTGACCTTGGGCGATGTTGACGTTCGCACACGCGGCCTCCGCCCGGTCATGGAGACCCTGCGCAACGCCGGCTTCGGAGCCGCGCAGGCATATGGCAGCCTCGAAATCCGTGCGGCCGCGGCGTATCTGGTGCTCAGCCAGAACCTCGACGTGATGGACGACCTCAATTTGGCCATGCTACAGCAAGGCACGGCGGCCGAGGCAGCCGAGAAGTCGCTCGGTTCGTTCAGCGCGCAGTGGCAGCGCTTCAAGAACATCATCGCTGACCGTGCTGATGACGGAAACAAGAAGGTTGCTGACAGTTTCGCGGAAATTGTTAAGGGGATCAACGACTACCTCGAGCGTGCGGGCGAGACCAATGACAGGATCGCCCAAGAGGTGCAGGCGCGGCGTGACCTCGTTGCCTCCCTGAAAGAACAGGCTCTGGCCGCGCAGCAAGCGGGCGACGAGGATAAGGCCTATGCGCTTGCTCAGCGCGCGGCCTTTGAGGAGTCGGTGAACCGCTCTGCGGGCATTTATGCAGTTGCGCAGTCCCAAGAAGATCTCGAAACCAAGATTTCGAACACGAACGAGACGTTGGCGGCTAACAACGTCCGGCTCGGCGCCGTCGACGAGGCGATCGCTCATCTGCTTGTCCAGCAGGACACGCTGACCGACAATAGCGCGGCTCTGAGCGCGGAGTTGCTTCAGCTCGGCCAGCGCTTCGACGGGTTGTCAGAAAAGCTCATGAGCAATGTTCAGAGCTTCCAGGGCGCGCTCAACGCACTACGGCAATATCGTGCCGAGGTTCTCGCGTTTCAGGGGCAGCAGCTGGGGATCCAGAAGAACCAGTTGGCTTCGCAGTATGACATCCAGCGCAACCAGTATGTGTCGGCAGACCGCAGCCTGAACCGGATTAACGATCCCCAATTCCAGCGTCTCCGTAAGCAACTGACCACTGCTATGGCAAACGGGTCATATGCTGACCGTTTCCGGGCTAACCAGGCGCTTTCAGACTATACCGAGTCCAAGCTCGACCCCCGCCACCGCGACTCTGCGCGGAGGTTTATTGGCGCGGCAGGTAAACTTGCGTCCACAACCCAGCAGTACGGGTCGGTAAAGCGCGACGCTGAGAAGGTGAACTACTTCCTCAGCAACTCGGGACAATCGATCACGGAGAGTGGCTCGGTCATCTCAGCGGGACTCCAGCGAGCGAACGCCAACACGACCGGGCGCACAGACAGCGAACAGAAGCGCTATTACACTGACGTCGCACAAAAGACAGCAGCAGCAGCGGCACAAATCCGCAGGGACGCGGCGAACGCCCCCACAGAGGGCATGCGCCGTGGTATGCTCGAGCAGGCCACCTACCTCGACGGTCTGGCAGCGCAGGCCGAAGCAGCGACGAAGCCGTCTCTCAAGGAGTTGAAGGAAGGAGAGCGCGTCGCGAAGGCCTCGCAGCGCGCCGCGGCTCGTGAGGCGCGACGGCGCCTGCGTGGTGACAAGTTCGTCTCGCAGGCGGCGCTCAAGACCGCCGACATGGATCTCAAGCAGGCGATCGAGGACAATTCCGAACCGCTCAATCTCGACGCATTCCTCGAGGGTGCGGCCGAGATTGACAAGCAGCTCGAGCTTTGGATCGAGGAGCGCCAGAAGCTGATTGAGGCCGAGATCAAGGAGAAAGGCCTGACCGGTGAGGCGGCCGACACCTATCGGCGTGAGATCAGCGAGCAGATCCAGAACCGGAAGGAAGAAACCGAGAAGAAGCTCGCCGAGGCGATTATCGCGATGGTCGAGAACAGTCTCGAGGCAGCCGACCGGTTGGCCGAAGAGCACATGCGGCCCTTCGAGTACGGGCTCGCCATGGCGGATGCTCGCATCCAGCGGCTCAATCGGACCGATATGGTCGGCCGTGTGCCGGACTATGTCCGGGAGAACGCCGAGTTCCGTAAGCAGCAGCAGGAAGAGAACGCCGCTCGCGCGCGCCTGACGTCCTACAGCACGCAGATCGCGGCCCGAGAACAGGCGCTTCGCGATTACGAGGCGGCGATTAACTCGCGCAAGGCGCCTCTCGAAACGTCGGGGGCGCCCAACTCGGGTGACGCCATTGTCGTGACGGCCGAAAACAAGGCCGCCGTTGAGCGCTTTGCCGGGAAGAGCCTCAAGGAGCTTCAGGACGCCGCTTACGCGACGCAGCAAGAGCTGTTCCAGCTCCGCACCGAGAACGACGCGCTCAAGCTGAGCCTGGACGGCGCCGCAGAAATTCCTCTCACGATCGGCGAGGCGTTCAACCAAGCCGCCGCGGCTTACGCGCGTGCGGTCGGCCTGAACCGGACGATGAAAGAGAGCATCATCAATGACCTTGGTGGTGCCATCGAGCAGGCACACGGGGCGTTCACGAACTTCTTCATGGACATGATGACGAAACCGGACGAGGTCCTCAATAACCTGAGGAACTTCGCGCTTTCCGTTATCCGCATTCTCCAGGAAATGGCGGCCAAGGCAATGGCCAAACAAATTTTCGGGGTCTTGCTGAAGGTCGGGGCTTCGCTCCTCGGGGGATCCACAGCTGGTGGCGGAGGCGGCAGTGGGGGGAGCTCGTTCGCTGGTGGTCACGCGCCGTTCCTCAACGGGGGCCTGATTGGCCGCGCCGAGGGTGGGCTGGTCACCGAGGGCGTGCCCAACCGCGATAGCGTTGCCACCAAGCTTGCTCGCGGCGAGTTCGTCACACGTAAAGCGGCGGTTGACAGCGTCGGGGTCGACTTCATGCGCGACCTCAACAAGCGGGGTGCTGCGGCCATCCAAGGGCTCGCCCCGAATGTCATCCCGCTCCGTCCGGTCCAGCAGGAAATGTCGGTCTATCTGATGACACCTGAAGAGAAGCCTCAGCTTGGCCCGAACGACGTCATCGCCATCGTCGACAGTGCGCTCCTGAAGGACGGCTCGACCAAGAAGCTCATCAAGCACGTCGCCCAAGGCGGGTAATTCACCCCCCATTCTCGTCATTGCGCGGCACCGCGACCTAAATCTGCCGCGCAATGACGACGATCCCCATAGAGCAAATTCAGGACGCGCATCTGCTTCAGGCGGACGGCGAGGTCTATCTGTATGAGCTCAGCCCGTCCGAGGGCACAGGCACCGTTCGGATCAAGGATGACAACACGGTCACCTACCGAGGCAAGGTGTACGAGGGGCTCCCGCTCAAGTTCGAGGGGGAAAGCTACAGCTCCGACGGGACGGTGAGCCAGCCGACGCTGACGATCGGCGACCAGCAGATCAACCTGATGGCGCTCAAGCCGCTCCTGTTCGACGGGGCGATGGACGGCGGGGTCGTGATCCGGCACCGCATTCTGCTTGATGACCTCATCAACAACCGCCTGATCCTCACGACCGACGAGTACCGCATCCAGCGCATCCCGGAATACAGCCGGTCGCAGATCAGCTTCACGCTGGCCCGGCAGGCAGATTCGCTGAATTTTTCGATCCCGTTCTCGCAATATTACACCCCCGATTTTCCCTCGGTGTACGTGTGATGGCGAGCGTCGACGACTTCGTGGGCATTCCCTTTCGGATGGGCGAGCGCGACTGCCTTGGGCTGTTCCGGCGCTACTACGCCGAGATGTTTGGCATCCACATCACGGATTATGCCCGGCCGAGCGACTGGGAGTCCCAGACGATCGACCTGATCCGCGCCTGCTACGAGCGCGAGGGATTCGAGATGATCTCTCGCTGGCGCGCCAAGGACCTCCGTCCCGGCGACGTCCTCTGCATGGCGATCGGGGAGGGCAACCCCAACCACATGGCCATCTACATCGGCGAGGGTGAGATCCTTCACCACCTGACCAATCGGCTGTCCTGCCGCGAGGAGTTCCGCGACTTCTGGCGGACGCTGACGTGTTACGTGCTGCGGCACCCCGACGTGCCCGATCTTCGCCCGATCCATCCCGACACCACGATCGAGGAGCTGCTCCGTGCGCGATACGCTAATTGACCTCTATCTCGAGGGCGCCGTTGAGGAGCGCTGCGGCTTCATTCTCGAAGACGGCACCCTCGTCGAAATCTCGAACGTGCACTCGGAACCCGAGAAGGGTTTCCGGATGGACCCGCACGAGCTTCTCCAGCATCTCGACGATCCCATCGTTGCGACGTGGCACACGCACCCCGGCGGCGATCCCAACCTGTCGCAGGAGGATTACGGCGGCTTTCTGAACTGGCCCCACCTCAAGCATTACATCGTGGGCACGCTGAACGGCGAGCCTGCGGTAGAGGCGTTTGAGGTGGTCGATGGACTGGTGCTCAAATGCGGCTGATCTTCCACGGCCACCTCCGCGATCATTTCCCGGCTTCGGTCGAGATGAACTCGCGCACGGTGGCGGACGCAATCGAGGGCATCTCGACGCAGATCCCGGATCTTCCGAAATATCTCCGCGTCGAGGTTGTTGGCTTCGACACCGAAGCTGCCTTGCGCGCGCCGACAGACGTTGAGGAAGTGCACATCATCCCGGCGATGTTCGGCGGTGGTGGCAAGTTCTTCAATATCATCCTGGGCGGTCTGATGATCGCGTCGGCCCTGCTCATTCCCGGAATTGGCACGGCGCTGTCGACGACCCTGCTCGTTAACGGCGGTCTGATGATCGCGGCAGGCGTGGTGTCCCTGTTCATGAAGGCTCCCACGGCTTCCAAGTCGGAAGACCCTCCGCCCTCAAAATACCTCGGTGTGACGCAGAATACGACCGCGCAAGGCACGCGCATCACGCTGGCCTGTGGGCGCGTCCTGCTCGCGGGGCACTGGCTCAGTCTTCAGTCTGACGCCGACAAACTTTCCTTTGGCATTTATCCGGCGACCCCCACATAATGGACATCTCTCCCGAACTTGCTCGCTTCGCGAGCCCCGCGCAGGCCCGCTATCTCGACGCCGTCATTCGCTTCGGGAGTTGCCGGAAGGCCGCGAAGGAGCTGGGGGTGCACCACGCCACCGTATCCCGGTGCCTCCAGGTCCTTCAGCACAAGGCGGCTTCACAGGGATTTTCTCCCGACCACGACATGACCCACATCGTCCCGGACGGCTTCCGGGTGAAGGGGGTCTCGTCCTATTACAACCGAGACGGCGAGCTCACTGGCCAATGGGTCAAATCGACGACCGACCACGAGCGTCGCGAAGAGTTGCTCCGCGCCGCGGTCGAGGCGATGTCGGGCGAGATCACACCGCTGCCACCGATTCCCGCACCGATATTCTATGACGAGCGCCTGCTGACGGTCTTGCCGCTCGGCGATCCCCATTTCGGAATGCGTGCATGGGCGGCAGAGACCGGGACGAACTTTGATCTGGCCACAGCGGAGCGCCTGACCTTCGCGGCGGTAGACCGCATATCCGCGCGCACCCCATCGAGCCACACGGCCCTCCTGCTCAATCTCGGTGATTACTTCCACGCCGATAACGGGACAAATCGCACGCCACGCTCAGGGGCCAACCTCGATGTCGATGGCCGTTTTCAGGAGATCGCAAGGACAGGGGTCCGAGCTCTCATTAGGTGCATTGAGCGTCTTCTCGAGAAGCACCAGAAGGTGATCGTTCGCAACAACCCGGGCAATCATGACCCGCATCAGGCAGCGATGCTGTCGATTTGCCTCACAGCGCGGTACCACGACAACCCCCGGGTGGTCATCGACGAGAGCCCGTCGAGCTTCTTCTATTTCCGCTTCGGCAAGACCCTCATTGGGTCGACGCATGGTGACGGCGCCAAGCTCACCGATCTTCCCCTGATCATGGCCCGCGACGTCAAGGACGACTGGGCCGCCAGCGACTTCCGCGTCTGGCACTGCGGTCATTTCCACCACGATCAGGTCAAGGACATGGTCGGTTGCACAGTCGAGACGCACCGGACCCTTGCATCGACCGACGCATGGCATACCCATCAGGGCTATCGTTCCGGGCGCGACCTCAAGGCCATTGTCTACGACTATGAATATGGGGAAATCGCCCGTCTGAGGTGCGGCGTCGAGCAGATCGAAAGCTAATTCCCCCCGCCGCCTAACCACCAGCCTCAACCACCCTTAGTCACCCGAACATGATCGGGTTTTATGGTGCAAAAGGCGGCGGTGGCGGCAGCTTCAAACAGCGGCCCGATACGCTTCGCTCTACGGACACTTTCGAGGGGCTGCTCGGCCTCTGCGCGGGGCCAATCAAGGGCCTGACCCGGGGGCTGAAATCTCTCAAGATCGACGGCACCCCGCTCGAAGACGAGAGCGGCAAGCTCAACTTCGAGAACTTTGTGGCGATCTTCGCCAACGGGGACCCGACGGCGTTCCCGCAGCAGGTCGACCTCCGCCTCGGCGCGGGCGGCTCGCCGGTCGCGGTCAATCTCCAGCTGTCGAACACGAACAGCAGCGGCCCGGGGCCGTGGATCACGAAGTCGATCGCCAATCAGGGCGCCGACTTCCTCGACCTGCGCTTCCTCGTCAACCAGCTCTACCGCCAGGACAAAAAGGGCATTTACGAGCACACGGCGAACCTCGAGATCCAGCTCAAGCCGACCGGTGCGACAAACTGGATTTCGCCGATGCTCGGCACTCCGTCGCAGACCTACGAAGAAGCCGGCTCGACCATCCCGATGGTGGGGGGACGCCTTCTCATCCCGCGCATCGTGTTCGACGGCGGCGGCTACTACAAGCCGGAGACGAACCTCGGCTACTTCCGGATTTACGGGAAGACCAGCAGCGTCGCGGTCCATGAGCTCCGGCTCACGGTGCCGAACGACGGCGACTATGAGAATGTCGGCTGGGACGTTCGCTGCCGTCTTATCGAAAAAGAGAGCGTTGACGACGACCCGAATTTCGAGAAGCGCAACATCACTTGGGAGTCGGTCTCCGCCGGCTACAACACCAAGCTCGGCGTCACTGAGCCGTGGCGCGGCCTGTCGTGGCTGCAGCTCTACGGCAAGGCCTCGGACCAGCTCACAGGCATCCCCTCGGTCGAGGGCGAGTACGACACGCTCATCGTTCCGGTCCCACCCTCGGAGGTCTTTGATCCCGAGACGCGCGAATACACCGGCGAGATCTGGGACGGCAGCTGGGCGCGCGCGTTCACGACCGACCCTGCGTGGAACATCAACGGCCTGATCTCGGACGCCCTGCACGGCATGGCGCTGGTCTCGCCCGGCGCTCACCTCAATAAGTGGGACGCGCTCGAGGCCTCCAAGTGGTTCTCGGAGCAAGTGCCGGACGGCGCAGGCGGGACCGAGCCCCGCTACTCGCTCAACGCGGTCATCAACGAGCCCCAGAAGGCCAGCGAGTTCGTGCCCTATCTCGCAGGCGCGGTCGGCGCGCTCGCGTGGGAAGAGAACGCCGGCGAGTGGCGGCTGAAGGTCGACAAGCCTGAGACGCCCTCGGACCTCTTCACCCTCGAGGCGATCGAAGGCGAGTTCCGCTACTCCCACACCAACGTCGACACGCGCTTCAACGACATCACCATGGTCTTCCTGAACAAGGAGTTCGGGTACCGTGAGGACCGCGTGCGCGTCGTCGACTCCGCGCACATCGCGCGGTTTGGGCGCAAGCCCACAACGGTGGTAGCGATCGGCTGCACCGGCCGCCAGGAAGCGCTCCGCCGCGCCATCATGCGCCTGCGCGTCGCGACCCGCGAGACGCGCATGGTCACTTTCGTGAGCAACCGCCGCGGCAAGATGGTGCGTCCGCTCAGCACAATTTTGGTCGCGGACGGCGATCTCGGTACGCTGGTCGACAGCGACGAGAATACCCGCTCGACTGGCCGTATCGTCTCAATCGCGCCGGACCGGATGAGCATTACGGTTCGTGACCCTCTGCGCCTTGAGCTCGGCGTCGCTTACTCGATTTCGTTCGCGGTACCGAACCCGGACTACGCGCCGGACGCAGACGTCGACCCGCAGGGCGAGAACGTCACTTTGCCCACCGTCACGCAGACGGTGTCGATCACCAATGACGCGGCCCACCGCGGCAACGTCACGACCATCTATCTGTCGTCGGCCCTACCGGCGAGCGTGGCACCGAACGCGAACATCGCGCTGTCGGCTAATGGTCTCCCGGCGCTGCCGAAGCAGTATCGCGTCACCAGCGTCTCGGTCGAGGGCGAGAAGACCACCATTTCGGCGATCGAGATCGACACCGGCAAGTGGGACGCTTCTGACTCAGGTGTGGCGGAGGAAGGATACGTCCCGCCCATCGACGTCGTAGTCCCTCCGGTCCTCAACGCGACCATCACGACGCAAGGCTTTGTCAGCGACTACAAGCAAAACCTGGCCTTGAACGTGAACTGGGATCGACCCGGCGCGGCGATGCTCGCGGGTTACCGCACCGAGTATCGCGTCAACGGCGCCGAGTGGGTGCAAATCAGCTCGCTCACGAGCCTGACCTCCATCGAGATCATCAATCCCCAGTTCGGCAACTGGGAGTTCCGCATCAC